GGCCGCCTCCCCACGAATGCGTCTACGTGTTCGACTGGGTGACGGACGAGTCCGACGGGCAGAACATCCCGCACAAGCTGGAGATGATCCCCCGCGAGCGTGCGGCCGTGCTGTCGGGCATTCAGAACTGTGCCGCACAGCCGACCGGCCTGATCATGTTCGACATGCGGGCGTTCGATCTCACGGACCCCGTCCACCAGCACAAGGCGCTGATCGAACGCGGATTCTCCCGCGCAGAGGCACGTCTCGTCGCCCGTCCGTGGTTCTACTACGAATTCAAGAACTGCTACGAAGCGGAGAAGTGTTCGACGGAGGACGTGACGGCGACTCGCGACATGAGCTTGGCCGGCATCGAAAAGCTGGGCTACAACCCGATCTACTGCAACTGGAATGCCTGGGCGGGGCACCACAAGCCGAAGTGCGTCCGCAAGCCGCGGGTGATCTTCGCCGACCAGATCGGGGACAAGTACCGGATGGCGGTGAAGGACAACCTGAACTCGAAGCTGCGGCGGCAGACGGTGGACTTCCCGCTGCCGGAAGAGAAGCCGAAGCCGGTGTTCGTCCGCGAGGAACTGGACCCGATCCAGAAGTTGCTCCAGAACGGGCACGGCGATCCGCGTCTCGGGACGAACGGCAGCGTCCACACCGAGAACGGAGATCCCCGCGCCAACCGTTCGGCCCGCAAGGACAACGTCTCCCGCTACCCGCCCATGTTCACGCCCTCGGGCGACCTCTTCGCCGTCGAGCAACTGGCGAAGGCGGTGGGTTCGCGGTGCGCCGGGCCGCTGTTCATCGAAGTCGGATCGTGGGTGGGTGAGACGGCGCTGGCGCTGAGTCGCGGCTGTCCCCGAGCGCAGATTCACTGCGTCGACAACTGGATGGGTTCTCCGTCGGACGTGACGAGTGCGATGGCCGTGCGGTACGGGCGGAAGGAAGTGATCCAGACGTTCCTGAAGAACACGCACGGCACGTCGATTCGCGCCTTGGTGGGCGACTCGAAGCTGGCCGCCGCCGAATGGAAGGAACCGGCCGACCTTGTCTTCATCGACGCCGAACACACTTACGAAGCCCTGAAGTCGGACATCGAAGCGTGGTGGCCGCATCTGAAGGACGGCGGGGTGATGGCGTTCCACGACTACCACGACGCGCAGTTTCCCGGAGTGACGCGAGCCATCGACGAACGCTTCGGGCAATTCAACGTCACGCACGAGTACCCGAGCACCGTCGCATGGGTGGTGAAGAATGCCGAGACAACGAGAGCGGGCGAAGGCGGCGCAGCACAAGCTGGCGAAGGCGTTCAAGGGCATCCTCTCGGACGGGAAGGAGACGCAGAACCTTCCGGGACTGGCGCAGTTCTACGAGGCGCTGTTCAAGGAGAAGGGTGGAGCCGAGAAGGTTGCGCAGATGTGGTGGGAAGTGTTCGATGAATGCACCCCCGCACAGAAGGTGCGGCTGCTCGTCGAGATCGGCGGGAGCATCAAAGACCTGTATGACCGCAATGTGACGCGGAACGCCGAAGAGGACGATCCGGCGTTGTGGTCCGACAAGGATCTGACGGATCACATGATGGCGGCGGCAAGAGCACGGGAACGGGAAGACGAAGATTCCGATGTCGAATCTGATTTTGCGATCTAGGACCGACTACCAGAAAATCATCGACCGCAAGGCGGCCGAAGAGTTTCTGCGTCGACAGACGGAAGCGACGGCGATCTACGAACCGCTGCCGGAGTCGGAGAAGTTCCATCGCTCGAACGCGCCGGAACGCGCTTTGGTGGGATCGAACCGTGCATCCAAGACCCTAAGCGCTTGCCTGGAGATTGGCTGGATTGTCAGTAACCGCCATCCCTACCTGAAGTACCCCAAGTCGGGGCGCATCATTTGCATCGGGGCGAACGAGGACCATATCGGCCATACGATGTGGGACAAGCTCGTGAACCCGGTCGTGAAGTGGCGGATGATTCGCGACCTCGAAACGGGGAAGTGGCGGACGTACCGCTGGTGGACCGACAAGGCGCGGTTCGGGGAAACCCGTCCCGTCTCGCCGATCATCCCCGACCGGCTGATCGACCACGTCGCCTACCGTGCCGCGGGAAAGAATGTCCCAGCCGTCGTGTACCTGAAGACCGGCTGGGAGATGTGGTGGTTCACCGGCGGGTCCAGTCCCCCTCGCGGGGTTGACGTGGACGTGGCGTGGGTCGACGAGGAGTTGAACAGTCCGGGGTTCTACGCGGAACTGATGGCGCGTCTCGTCGATCGTCGGGGACGGTTCATCTGGTCGGCGACGCCGCAGACTGGCGGTGCCGAACTCTGGAACCTGCACCTGCGGGCACAGAACTACCGGGAAATGGGGATCGAGCGGCCTCCCGTCGAGGAGTTCTTTCTGACCATCGACGGCAACAGGTACATCGAACCGGAAGAAGTGGCGGCGCTGAAGGAGAAGTACAAGAACGACCCCGAAGCCTACCGCGTCCGTATCCTCGGCGAGTACCTGATCACGTCGTTCCGCATGTACCCGACGTTCTCGCGGGCGCAGCACGTCATCGACCCCATCACCATCGGACCGAAGGCACCGGAACCCGGAGATGCGCCCGTCAAGGACAAGATGGAGCAGGAGTGGGCGCGGTTCGTCGCCATCGACCCCGGACACGTCGTCTGCGCCGTGCTGTTCTTCGCCGTGCCTCCCGACAACTCGCACGTCTACTGCTACGACGAACTGTATCTGCGGGACTGCGACGCCTATGTGCTCGCGGAGCGGCTGCGACACAAACTGGTGGGCCACAACTTTCAGGCGTTCATCATCGACTGGCACGGCTCGATCCGCACGGAAGCGTCGGGCATGAGAATCCACGAGACGTATGAAAAGGAATTCAAGAAGCAGCGCATCACGTCGATCGCTTCGGGGAACGGGTTCCTGTTCCCGGCCAAGGCGGACATCGAAACGGGTTGCCAGCGCGTCCGAGAATGGCTGGCCCCGACTCCCGACGGCATCCCGCGGCTTCAGGTCTTCAAAGGCTGCGAGCACCTGATTCACGAAATGGAGCGGTATCACAAGACCCGCAAGGCGGGCGTGATCATCGACAAGCCGGAACAGACGGGCTTCCACTGCGTCGATTCGTTGCGGTACGCCGTGATGCACGGGCTGAAGTGGAAGAAGCCGCGTCCGGTGAAGACGCGGACTCCCGCGCAGGACTACCTCGACAAGAAACTGAAGAAGCATCGTCAGAAGCACGGCGATGCCATCTACCTCGCGTGAAGGGTGATCCGATGGAATTTCTCAAAGGAATGCGGTGGCCGCGCGTCGGCGACCCGGTGATCTGGTATCCCGAAGCGAACCGCGACATGGCGGGAACGCCGGGGATCGTCGTCGCGGCTGGAGTGCAGGGCGTCGTCGACATCGTGGTTCACACGCTGGGGGGCGGGCATCAGGTCCGCGGCAGCGTGTGGTACGTCGACGACCCGAAGCTCCAGGAGAACGAGTACATCCGGCACAAGGACGGCGGCTGGGAATACGCCGCGTGGTTCCGGGAACTCACGGAACTGCGGGTGTCTGTGGAACTGCTGCTCGCCAAGGCGCAGCGGGTCTACGAGAACAAGGCGGCAGGTCAGCGGGGGAAAAACAACCTCGCGAACGTCTCCCCTGAAGTCAAGGAGAAGAACCGGGAGCGGATGCGGGAACTGGGACGCAACCAGTCTCCAGAACAACGCGAGCGTGCCAGACAGCAGATGAAGAAGATGTGGGCCAAGCGGAAGGCCGACAAGGCGGCGAAGGAAGCTCGGGAACAAAGCAAGCAGGCTGAAGCACTCGTCTGATGCCGACCGAAGACTCCTCAGCGATGGACGCGGAACATCCGCTGCGCCCCGTAGTGCAGGCGTGGCAGGACGTGTTTCGCCGTGCGCGCGAGGAGAAGGACGAAGCGTTCTCGGACTGGGCCGAGCAGTTGATGGACTTCTACACGGGGGACGCCGATGCCATCTGGAACAACCACATGGTCGGCAAGGAGAAGAAGGGCAAGGAGCCGAAGTATCTCCCCGACCTGAAGTTCCCGATGTGCCTCGCCAAAGTGGCCGAAGGCGTGCAGATTTTCGGCCCCACGATCTACCACCGAAACCCCGCCCGCACCGTCACGCCGCGGAAACTGTCCGAAGTCCCCCACGACCTGATCGTGGATCCGCAACTGGGGCAGAAGTTGCAGCAGATGCAGCAGCAGATTCAACAGAATCCGCAGATGCAGCAGAACCCCCAGGTGATGCAGCAGTTCCAACAGGTGCAGGCGATGGTGCAGGAGGCGGAGAACGCCTTCAACGAGATGGCGATGACGCAGCAGATGGTCGAAACGCGAGCGATGGCACGCGCGAAGCTGATGTCGAGCTACCTCAACTACACCCCGAACGTGCTGAATCTGAAGCTGTCGATCCGCCGCATGGTCGACGAAGCGCTGATCAAGGGCTGCGGCGTCTGTTGGAGCGAACTTTACCGGCCGAATCCCAACAGTCACGCGCTGGTGGGGTCGTTCTACGGCACGATCGACGACCTGTTGCTCGATCCCGATCACGACACGCCCGAAGAATGCCTCTGGGCGGCGCGGAAGTGCATCGCTCCGGTCTGGAAAATGGCTCGGGAGTACAAGGTCAAGGAGGAATACCTGCGGGAGAACGCTCGAATCCTCTCCGTCGAGCCGAAAGTGGGCCAATCGCGGTCGCATCTGGACGATGACGACGAGGATGAGGACACCGGCAAGTCGAACGACATGATGGTGTACTACAAAGTGTGGTCGAAGATGGGTCTGGGGGACCGTCTGGCCGGTCAGAACGCGAAATACGGGGATTTGCTCGAATCGTTCGGCGACAACTGCTACCTCGTGATCGCTCCGGGCGTTCCGTTCCCCCTGAACCTCTCCAGCCGGCGGTTTGTGGCGGCATTGGAGGATGAAGCGGCGCGTGACGACGCCTTCTCCCGTTGTCAGTGGCCGATTCCGTTCTGGCTCGATGACGAGTGGCCCTTCACGCTGCTCGCCTTCCACGAGATTCCGAACGAACTCTGGCCGATGTCCCACTTCCGCCCGGCTTTGCCCGAGTTGAAGTTCGCCAACTGGGGCTACTCGTTCATCGCCGACAAGGTGCAGCAGTCGGGACGCACGATCCTCGCCACGAAGAAGTCGATGGAGGACGAGAAGAAGAAGGAAATCGAGAACGGCCCCGCATTCACCTACCTCGACCTCTCCGAGACGGACGGCAAACTGTCCGAAGCGATTCAGAAGATCGACCTGGCATCGAATACGAAGGACGTGTTCGACGCGCTCCAAATCAACAACCTGAACATCGACAAGCGCACGGGGTTGTCGGAGGCGATGTACGCCTCGCCGGGGGGAATGCGGTCGGCCACCGAAGCGCAGGTGAAGCAGCAGGCGGCGAACGTCCGTCCCGACGACATGGCGAACAAGATGGAGGACGTGGCTTCCATGCTGGCCCGCAAGGAGGGCATGGCGGCGGCGTGGCTTCTGGAGGAGGCGGACATCGCCCCGGTGCTCGGTCCCGCGGGCGCGAAGCTGTGGATGAAACTCATCGGGGACGCCGATCCCCAGGAGATTGCGTTCGAACTGGACTACCGCGTGGAAGCGGGGGTGGCAAAGAAGCCCAACAAGGACACGAAGATCTTCCAGGCGAACGAACTCCTGCGGATCGTCGGCCCCGTGTACGCGCCGCTGGTGCAGGCGGGGATGGTGGGACCGTGGAACGCGATCATCAAGTTCTGGGGCGAGGCGAACGACAAGGAGAACATCGACGAGTTCCTTGTCCCCGAACCCGATCCGGCGCAGGCGCAGGCGGCCCAGCAGCAACAGCAGCAGCAGATGGCTCTGGAGCAGGCGAAGGTACAGGCTGAACTTCAGGGCAAGCAGATGGACGCCCAACTGAAGCAACTCGACGCGCAGATCAAGCAGGCGGAGGGGCAGCAGAAGATCGAGCTTGAGAAGCAGAAGATGGAGTTGGAGCGGCAGAAGGCCATGATGGAAATGGCGCTGGAGACGCAGAAGGCTCAACTCGAAATCGGACTTCAGCGGGCGAAGGGGCAGCAGGAACTCCAGCAGGACCAGATGGTTCACCAGCAGGAAATGGCTCAGGCCGAGCAGCAGGGGCAGATGGATCTGCGAGCGGCCGGCGAGGCTCATCGCATGAAACTGGAGCAGGGCGAGCAGATGGGGGACGCGAAGATCGAGCAGGCGAAGAAGGCTGCCGCCGCGAAGCCGAAGAAACCGAAAGAGAAGAAATGACGCCCGAGCAGTTCGCGGCGTTGTCGAGAGTGTTCGTGTCAAAACTCAAAGGAACCCCGATGAAGTCCAAGACTCCGAAGAAGGAAGCGAAGAAGGCACCCAAGGGCAAGAAGACGCCCAAGACTCCCGAACCCAAGACGGCGAAGGGGTACTGACCATGACGAACATCGACGCAATCGAAATCCTGAAACTGTCGAACCACGCTGGCGACCTGGATGATCTCCGGCGGATCGCGGTGGATGCTCTGCGGCCGAGTTCCGCAACTGGGTCGCTGAACCAACTGCGGGCAGCCGTCGAAACCGTCGAACGGTACTACGCGGTGTTTCTGGAGGACGACACGAAGGAGCGGGTTCTCGTGGACGACGAGTGCGTGACGCGACTGTCGCGTCTCGTGCGGAAACTCAGAGACAAGGGGTACGGCTGACGTGAAGTCTCTCGGCCACATCGAGGGGGGGCGTTTCATCGCCGCCACGGAGACGACGGACGCCGACCGCGAGCGTCTGGCGGACACTCTCCGTGCGCGGCGTGCTCCCCTCACGAGAGGACTCGACCGCTCGTTCGTTCAAGGCCGCAACGGGTATGACGACGGCCTCGGCGGCGTGCTGGACCGCGGCTACTTCTACCGCAAGGCCAAGGCGGCGGGCGTCTCCACGGCGGGCAAGTTCTACAACCACGGGCTTGCCTCGTACTGGGGTGATCCGAATGGCTGGGTGTCGGACCTCGGTGAAGTGGTGGCGAAATGCAAGGCACAGGGACGAAGCTGCGAGGGTGCGGCTACGGTTGCTCCTGTCGAGGGTGCGCCGCAGCAGGCGGTGAAACTGGCACCGGAGATCGTGGAAGAGGAACTGGAGTGCCGGATCATCGAGAACCCCGACCTCGCCTTCCATCCCGAGAAGTGGGATGAGGAGCGGGAGAAGATCGTCGAGAAGCACGGCAGCGACTTCAAAGGTCAGCACAATACGCGGGAGGCCGTCTGATGCCCGCCGCGGCCTACAACACGGCGCACGACCTTCAGGACCGCCTGCTCGACTTCATGGGCGGAGCCAGCGAGGGCCGCAACGTCAAGATCGTGAACCGGGCGATGCTCGATTCGCTGCGTGACCTGGCGAACGTCCGCAACTGGGCGTGCTACTACCGCCGGGAACGCATCGTCACCTCGGCGTCCTACAGCACGGGGACCGTGGATTTCGACCTCACGGGAGGCACTTACGAACTGATGCTGACGCTGGCATCGGGGACGTGGCCCACGGACGCCGCCAAGGGCATCGTGAAGATCGACGACGTGGAGTACCGGGTGGACGAGCGGAAGTCCTCGACGGTGCTCACGCTGCAATCCGGGTTCGCCCCCTCGGCCGACATCGCGGCGCTCACGGAGTACGTCTGGTATCGCGACAACTATTCGCTGCCCGCCGACTTCCGCCGGGCCGACCAGATCATCGACCTGTCGTGGACGTGTACCCTCGACCGCGTGCTGATCGGGGACATCCTGCGTCACCGGAGCGAACGCAGCGCCCCCGGACGCCCGGACCGCTACGCCATCTCGACGGACGAGCGGCTGCCGAACCGGCTGGCGTTCTACTTCGATCCTCCCCCGGACGACGACTACAACCTCGACTACATGATCCAGCGGACGCCCTACCCACTGAGGACCATCGACTATTCGACGGGCACGGTGACGATCGTGGGCGGCACGACGAGCGTCGCCGGCACGGGGACAGCGTGGACGACGGACATGGAAGGTTCCGTGATCCGCGTAACGAGCGGGACGGAGATTCCGAGCGGCGTGGAAGGTCTGAACCCGTTCGCGGAAGAACGGATCATTGATCAGGTGACGAGCGCCACGGCGTTGACGGTGACGACCGCCTTCACCAATTCGTACACGACGAAGAAGTACCGGATCAGCGACCGCATCGACCTTGAGGACGGGGCGATGTTCTCGGCGTTCGTCGCGTGCTGCAAGAAGAACATCGCGTGGGAGACTCGCCGGGACGACGCGCCGACCATGTCGAGCTACTACAACCAGTGCCTCCGGCTGGCGATGGAAGCGGACAACCGGGGGTACGAACCGCGGACACGTCCGGCGTCGTGGCGGAGCGTGAAAGACCTACCGATCGGAGACGATGTCGGTGCCTGAAGCCCCAAAAGCACAGATTCCGATCGACGACTGGCCGGGCCTGCAACTGGCGGTGGACGAGTTCAACCTGCCGCCTGGTGCGAGCCACGAGCAGACGAACGCGATCTCTGAAGACGTGGGCGTGCTGAAGAACCGCGACGGCTACCTGTTCGTGGTATTCGACAACTGAGGATGCGATGGAATACGGCTGCATCGGCTTCCCGCTGACGACCGAGACTGCCTTCCCGATCTTCATTATCGGGAGGAACGGCAGCCTCGTGCCGTCCACGATCACGGGCACGCCCGCGTACACGATCTACTCGCCGGACGGGACGGTCGTCGGCTCGGGCAACATGACGGGTTCCGACCTCGACTCGAAGACGGGATTGCGGCGGGCGAGCATCGACATCACGGCGCTCACGGGCGTCGCCGCGAACGTCGTGTATGACTGGCTTGTTTCATACGTCGCCAGCGCCGTCACCTACTACGCTCACGGGACGTTTCAGACACGATGAAAACAGCCACCCACAATCTCGTCGTCCTGTTTCGTGGCGGCGCGCACATGCTCGTGCCGTCCACGGAAGAAGACGCGGCGAAGACCATTGAGCAGTACCGGAAGTACAAGCACGCGGCGCGTGAAGCGTTGAACCAGGCATACCAGACGATGTTTCAGCAGCGCACGGCGAGTCTGGAATCACTCTGGGTGTGCGAAGGACGGGCCGCGTTCGACATGCAGGATGTCGTTGGGATGTACGTCGTGCCGATGCGGGAGAGTCCGTCGGACCGCATCGCCCGCGTGATGGAACAGCAGGCCAGCGACGGCGAGGAATGGAAGTTGTGAACCACTGTCCGATTCGCCACCGACTCGGTGAATGGTGCCGCATTTCGGTGATGTGCCGGAACGGGACGTTCGTGCCTTCGTCGCCGGACGCCGCGCCGCAACTTTCCATCTACGTCGCCGGGGGCACAGAAGTCGTCAGCGATCAGAAGATGGTGCCGTTCGTCTTCCCCACCGTCACGGGGATGTTCTACCTCGACGTGTTCCTGTCCTCGGCCTTCACGGCGGGAGCGTTCTACTTCGCCCACATCGGGTACGCGGTGTCGAGCGTGGCCGGGGGTGAAGTGCAGCCGTTTGAAGTGACGGCGGGGGGCAACGCGAACGGATCGAATCAGGCGGTGTTCTACTACCCGCGTCCCGACTCAGACTGGATCGTATGCTTCCGGGACGGGGTGGCGACCTACGAATACCGGCAGAACCCAAGGGTGCAGACATGAAGGATTGGTTTGGTAGGTGCATTGGGATCGGCGAGTACGGGCTGTGGGGAAATATCAAATACTTCGGAACCATCATCCTCATCGTGATTATTGAAACCATGATTCTCCGCGCAATCAGCGTGTGCTTCAGGCTTCTATGACCGCCCGCGTCCCCACTCCCAGCTTCACCGTTGACGCCGAAGGGTTCCTCTTCGCCGCGGACGGGATCAACAACGTCAAACGCTGGGACGGCTACGTCGCCGCGTTCGCCGATGCGGGCGTGCCTGCACCATCCACCGCCGTCGTCGTGGGTGGGTCATCGACCGGGGCCATCGTAGGTGACCGGCTCGCTTACCAGCGCTGGCTGGACGTTGCCGGACGGGTGTCAAACTGCTGCCCGATCTCGAACCGCTACGAAGCAGGGGCGACGGCCAAGACGATCAGCGGGGCCACCAACGCCACCCCCATCGTGATCACGGCCACCTCGCACGGCTATTCCAACGGAGACACGGTGAAGATCACGGGCGTCGGGGGGAACTACTCGGCGAACGGCACACGCAAGGTGGCCGGCGTCACCACCC